CAAATATGTGAGAAGAATCCCAGTGGGTGCAACCAATACAGGGGGTACCAAGTACAGATATTTCTATCAAGGACAAGAAGGACATGGTAAAGGACTAGCTCATGAATCCGAACTTGTGGAAGGTGCAAGCTTTGTATTTAGTTCTGGTGAAAACAAGTACCATGCACACATTATCAAGGTTGATGGGGATATGATTACCGTTAAGCATGATGATGGTGCTAAGAAGGGAACTGAGCATGTTTATACTAAGGAAGCCTTTCAAAAGCTAGTTCATCATGAGCATAGAGAAGCACTAAAGCAAGCTAAACAAAAGGCAAGCAAGCAATTAGCAAACTTCCAGCAAATGAAGGAACGCGGGGCAAAGGTTAAACAAGAAACACTTGATAAACTACAAGCACAGGTGGACAAACTGAAATTTGCTGAATCAAAGAAGCAAGAAGAACCAAAGAAGCAAGAAGAACCAAAGGAGCAAACCACTTCACCTAAAGAAGAAACCTTAAATAAAATTGTTGCGCGTGTATCTAAGCTAAAAGAACTTAATAAGGCTGCAGCAGATATGAGTGACTTTAAAACAATAGGGGAACCAGGGCTACATGTGCCTTTTGAGTATTATGATATTTTAACAGACTTAAACAGATTTGCACATAGTAATGCTAAAGAAACAATGACAGACCTAAAAACCGATCTTATCAATGACAATCTTGTATCTGATAGCGGAGCAATAGAATATCGTGGCTTAGAAGGCTTCTTAGATGCAATAGAAGCAGATTCTAAGGAAGCTTCAAAGGGCTTTACAGTGGTAGTAAATAAGAAATGGGATAAGAGAGAGAAAGCAAGGTGGGATGATGTTTTGAAGCCCGCTCTTAAGGATGCTGGACTTGAAAGATTTGACATTTTAACATTTGATAGGGGAATGGTCACATATTCCTTGCCTATTCATGTATTGAATAACACAAAGCAGGGGGCAACCAGCTTTATCAAAGAAAACCTCAGCAATGACAAGCTTAAAGAGACAGAAGCTACTTCATTGACAGACGATCAAAAGAGGCTTGTTGCTCAGTCTAATGGTGGTACATATCTAGGCTATGATTCGTATGTATTTGAGCAAGACAAGGTAGGCACAGAGCTTTCTGATGAGGAAATAGAGGGGAAGGATGCAGATAATCTAAGATTGTATGTAGAAGGTAGATTTGAGGACAAAGATAGATTAAGACGCCTGGGCTTTGTATTTGCACAGAAGAAGGAAGGGGGCAAGGGAATATCGTATTATCGTTTTGAAAAGCCACTATCTCAGATGCCCATTATTTAAAAAGTAAAAATCGCGTGAAATCAAGTAAAAAATTTGTGTAAATGTTGAAAAAAGGTTCTATTTTGTTTCAAATGAAAAATATAAGGAGTTTTATATGAGTGATTTAATCAAGCATTTGTTAAACAAGGGGCTCACACAAGAAGACGCCCAAAAGTTGGCTGATGGCTTTAGCTCTGATTCCGTTGAATTAGACGCCTTGAATGACGCTATCAATGATCTATCCAAGGCTATGAAGCTAAATGAAGACGAAACCTTATCCAAGGCTAAAGGCTCAAAGAAAGCTATGAAGCAAGAGGAAGAGGATGAAGAAGACGGCTCCAGCTCTGAGGATATGCTATTTGAACAATCTGAGTACGAAGACGAAGACGAAGACGAAAAGAGCATGCACAAGGCTATGGAAGCTATGGCTAAAGGCACTGATGCTATTCTTGATACTATGGATAAGCAATATAAGGCAATGATGAAGGCCTTAGATGCTTGTTTAAAAGAAATGCAAAGTATGAAGAAGGTTGACGGCAAGGTTCAAGAGATGGAAAAGAGCATTAACAAAGCTTTATTATCCCCAGTACCTCCAAAAGCCGTTCTTCAATTTAATGATGTCCCATACGCTCAACAGCAAGCTAAAGTAAGCGTTACAAGAGGGGATGTTATCAACAAGGCAATGAACATGCTAAAGGATGACAAGGTGGACTTTGTACGCAAGGGTCAGCTAGTCACAGCGATTGCCAAGCTTGAGAGTGGCGTTGATGCCCTCCAGGTCGCCAAAGATTACGAAATCGAAATTAAATAATAGGAGCATATATACATGTTTAATTTTCCACAAGCCAATAGCTTTGTTTCACAAGCCGAATTAGCAGGTTTAAATGATGCACTCCGTAAGAGTGCTACCGTTGGATACCAAACCCCCGCTGTTACAAGTGGTGCGGATGCTGGTTCCTTATCTCCTTTGGTACCACAAAGCATTGAGAATATGCTTTCTAGTGCTACCTATACCCTCAAAGAGCTTGCTTTATGGCCTAAAATCCCCAAGGTCAATGTAACTAATACTATTCATGAGTATGCTGTTATCAAAGATCACGGTATGGATTTAGACCCATTTATTACTGAAGGCTCCGCGGGCGTTACTAACAAATCCGAATATGAGAGAAAATCAATTCGTGTTAAGTATCTAGCTGAAAGAAGAGAAGTAACCGATGTTGGTACACTAGTGGGATTAATCGGCTCTGATTCAAATGCAATCGCTTTAGAAACCGAACGCGGTACAATGCGTTTACTCCAGAAGCTCGAACGCTCAATTTTCCATGCTAAGGAAAGCACCAATCCTATTTTCTTTGACGGTATCATTCAACAAATTGAAGCCCACAATAACGGCTCAAATGTTTTTGATGCACGCGGTAAGAGTCCAACCCCAAGACTCCTTCAAGAAATCCTCGGTAAGCTATATGGCGCCCCCCGCTTCGGTCGTCCTGATGCTATTTATGTTGAGCCAAGAATTCATGCTGAGCTTATCAAGTTTGCTGTTCAATGGGGTAGACATGATCAATTGAGCATTTCTAAGAATGACGGCGCAATTACCTATGGCGCTACTCAGCAAATCAATATTATGGGGCCTGTTGGGCCTGTTCCTGTTGTAAGTGCACCATTCCTATTTAATAGCTATAATGCACCTACCGCGGGTTCTGGTACCACTGGCGCAAGTGCTACCCCTGTGATTTCCTCAATCACTACCCCTGCTGATTCCGCAAGTCAATTCGGTGCTTCTGATGCTGGTAACTACTTCTATAAGGTCGTCGCTTGCAATAACAATGGCTTCTCACAAGCTGTTACTTCAGCTTCTACCGCTGTTGCTGCAGGTGATAAGGTTGTTTTGACCATTGCACAACAAGCCGATGCTGTATATTTCAAGATTTATAGAACCGAGGTTGACGCTTCTGCTGATACCGCTGTTCTTATTGATGAAATTGCTGCTACCTCTGGTGGTGCTACCGTTTATAATGATTTCAATGGTAACCTTCCAAATAGCTCTAAGCTTGTGTTTGTACAGCATGATCAGAGTGTTATGGAATTTGCAAGACTCCTTGATTTCTTTAGAAGACCATTAGCAGAAGTTGCAACCTCTAAGCCCTTCCTACTTATGCTTTTTGGTTCTCCAATTGTCAAGGTTCCAAATAAGTGCTGGGTTGTGAAGAATGCCAAGGTATCTTCAACACTCATTGAAACTATGTAAGCGATTTTAGATTGATCTAACCTAAAATATGCTACAATTAGACGGTTCTAGGTGCTAGATTGCGTCTAACTATGTAGTGTCTTTTTTGTTGGCACTACTTGATAAGGAGTGCTTAATAAAATGACAACAAACGACTATTCGATTTACGATGTAATAACCAAGCAATGGTTAGCCAATACCTTTTTAATGGGGGTTGATCTAACCTTGGATGATGGTTCGCCGTTTCCTGATATGGCATATAGGCTTGCTGTAGAAACGAGCGTAAAGCATATTGAGCAAGATTTAGGAATAAACATTGTTCCCTTTAGTGTGGTTCAAGAGAAGCATGATGCTGAGCTTCAAAATAGATTTTCTTATTGGCCGTTTAGATTGGACTATAGACCACTTATTAGCTTAGATCAGATTAGAATTAGACTAGGAAGCTTCCAGCCTGTCACGGTGCCCAATTCATGGGGTAGAATCGTTTCACCTATGCACGGGCAATTGCATTTAATACCAAGTCAAGAAAGCATTTCTAGCTATTTCTTTCAAAGTGGTATGCCTATTTTAGGAAATTTCAATATTTACTATGAGGCTAAAACATATATCCCTGGTTACTTTGAATTTAGCTATACCGCGGGCTTCGAGTCACGTAAGGGGGAAGTAGTGATCCCCGCGGGTATTACTGATTATGAGGTTACACTTGATCCATTAGTATTGATGAAGTATAGCATTACCTTGACCGCGCCTACTGGGGTAACCGCCAAGGCGTTTTCGTATGGTCAAAGTAGCTTTAGGATTAGCCTAGGTACGGCTAGGAATGAACCAACAACGATTTCCTATTTCCTTGATACATTACCTAGTAACATTAAGCACATGATCGGCTTAAAGTCAGCATGTAATTTTATTTTACAGGTGGCTGGGGATTTGATTCTAGGTGCTGGTATTGCTTCAAGTTCAATTGGTATAGATGGGCTGAGTCAATCAATACAAACCACCTCGTCCGCGATGTATTCGGGATATTCATCAAGAATAGATTACTATGAGAAGCAATATGAAACGTTGAGAGCAGCAGTAAAAGCGGAATATCGTATTACAAGCTTTGGAGCAATATAAAAATGCCTACAATAAATCCAAGAGTACCAAGTAAGCTTCGCCCTCGTGTAGATTGGCTAAATGAAGAGTTTAGAAAGCAATTTTATACACGCTCAATGGTGGTTAGCTGGGAAATGTGTAATGAGTGCCCTTGCGCGTATACAGGTACTGAATTAACCCTTGATTTACAAGATAATATAGGTGCTTTAGAGCAAAGAGGAGAGGTTCGATCAGATTGTCAAGTGTGCAAGGGCATTGGCTATTATTGGCATAGCAAACAAAACACAAGGGCAATCATAACCAGTGCTGCAGCAGATCCAAATCGCTTTAACGAATACGGTGAATATGCAAAGGGCATGGTAAATTTAACGTTATTACCTGAGAATTTACCCTCCTTTGGTGATCGCTTTACAATGGTAGACAGCTCAATGATCTTTAGAGAAACCAAGGTGCGCAAGGCTGGTTCTATACAAACGCTTAGAAATCCTATTGTACCAAGGGTTTTAGATACACAGGGTGGAGCAAGTACATTGAGAGTATTAAGCCTACAGGTGGCAACCTTGGCGGGGCTTGCTGATCCTACCAAATCGCTTATTGAAGGCGTGGACTTTGATGTTTTAGAGGATGGGACAATCAGCTTTGCCAAGGGCGACGCCCTAGGAACAGCCCCTGTGGTTGGTGCTAGGTATTCTATTAGCTATTTTGGGCATCCTAGATACTATGTTGCTGATCATCCACATACTCACAGAGATTCAAGATATGTTCGCAAGTCCACACAGGAACAAATTCGATTGATGCCTGTTCAATGCAAGGCAACACTTGAATTTATGGGCTTAGGCGTGAGTGGTTAAAATGCAAGTACAAAGTGAAGTTAAGTATGATTATAGGGCAATTCTTGACGCCCTGGGCTTATCTGATAGAGAAAAGAAAATAAGAGCATCACGGCTTGCACAAATGATTTTAGCTGAGTGGTCTGCAGAGGCACGAGGCAACCTTAAGGGCTCCATACTTAATACATATCTACGTTCATTGAGCATACAAGAGGCAAGCGCAACAAGAATACAAGTAAGCCTTCCTAAGCCTGGGCAAAGTGCAACACTAGCGCTAATGTATGAATTAGGAATGGGGCCTGGTGGTATTGGTACAACAGGCCCGTATGATATGCGTGCGTTTATGCTTAAGCCTGAAACAAGGAACATAAGAAGAGATAAAAACGGCAATTTATATCTAAATGTTCCCTTTAAGCATAGTGCAAAGCAAATTGAGGCAAGAGGGCATAAAGAGAGTGTTTTGAAGCTTGCTAGGAAGCTTGCCCCTACCTTTACCGCCAATGCCCCACAGGTATCACCTGATGGAAGCAATAGAAGTAGTAAGGGCGGTAGGCTACCGCGTGGCTTGGTACCTAAGATGAAATATCACCATACCACGGATATCTATGCGGGCATGGTTCGTTTAGCGTCTACATATTCCAAGGGGAAGGGTGGGAAGCCTGTTGTACAAACAAGCGGATATATGACATGGAGACGGATGACAATGAATCAAAGACCGCCCAAATGGCAACATCCAGGGATTGCACCGCTTAATTTAGCTGAGCGTGTATATAACAAGCTACCAGATATGATAAGGATGATTTACAATGTTTGAATTACATTTACTAAGTGCTTTGGCTAATGGGTTCAAGTACTACTCAAATAACAAACCAGCATTTAAGACCTTGTTTTTTGGCTTTGCTGATAGTACCCTTGAAGCATGGTTCTCATTGCTTAATGCAAATTTGCCCACATTTTATTCAAGATATGCGCAGGGCACAAGGGACACTAATACGATTATGGTTCTTGGTGGTATTGAGAATGTAACGGACAAATTTACGGGTAAAATGCTTACAAGGGCTTCAAATGGGCTTTTGGAGGTTGGTTATAATGTGAATGAAGATGCGCAGGTTGTTTTGTTTACTAAAAGCCCAGAGCTTGCACGTGTTTATCATAGCATTCTTAGGGCATCCTTTGAGCAAGGCGCATTAGCCTTACAAAAGGCGGGATATTACGCGGTAACCTATGAGGGAAGCCAAGCATTATCACCAGAGGAGGAGCTAGCAAGCGAAGAAATGGGGGTTTATGTGAAGAAGCTTAACTTTTCTTGCTCATATACCGTTTCTATCCAGCTTACAAAGGAGGCGGAATTTGGAGACTTACCTATTATTACCAATGCAGCAGAGGTTCTTGTTTTAGCAAGTGATCAAGAAAAAAACGGTAATAAAGGCGGGGTTACTCCTCAAACCTAAAGAAAAATGGTTTACTTTTACATATACTAAGCAAAAAGGAGAATACACATGCCTAGTTCATTAAATTTGAATGGTTTAAAGATTTATAGACCTGGAGTCTATGCAAATATTGATGCAACCGCTTTAGGTGGTCAAGGCGTTTCAAGTGGGAATGTTGCTATTGTTGGAGCATTTCCTACATTTGAACAAAATGAGCCTTTGACCTTTACAAGTGCTGGTGCTTTGAGAGATTATGATGCTACCGATAAGAATTTAGCCTTATTGGGCAAGCTGTCATTTGCTCCTAGCATTGATGATCTAGTCCCCGCTGGTGCTCAAAGCGTTACAATGCTAAATGTTCAACCATGTACACAAGCAAGCATGATTGTAACAAATAATGATGCTGATACTATTGCTACAATCAAATCCAAGGTTTGGGGCTCAAAGGGCAATAGTACCTTTGTTAAGTATGCCTTAAGCGGTGGATCAATTGATCTTACTTGTACAAGAAACGGCGTTACTGAGGCTTATGAGAATGTAACCAGCGGGGATGTTTGTTCAATCGAATACACAGGCTCTAATTTAAGCACTGTTGCCCTCGATCTAA